CTCCAAACTGCTACGTCACTGACGTAGATCCGGCCCCTTACGAGGCCGGCACCCAGCTAACCTTGTACGCAACGTCGGCACCCCGAGGGCTTAACCCCCCACGAATGCCGCCGCCCGTTCCATAGGTAGCGCAAGCTAGCACGATACTAGGCGTGAAGTGACCAAAGTTGACGATTGAAGTCTTCCAAGGTATAAACGCCCTAACGTGCCGTATCCCGTCCTGCCAACGTGTTTTCCATCTTGATTCATCGTCATGAATGACGATATCGCCGAGGTCTTTTGGACCACGGCAATTCCGCACCGAAGCCGGAATCTGATCAAGTATGGCGAACCATGCTGATTTCGGAAGAGTAAAGCTGAGTTTCCCCAGCCGCTCCTCTACAGCACGCAATCCGTTGGCGAACGCGATATAACCCCCCGGTCCCTCAGGCAAATCCTTAAGAAAGAAAGGACGTACATCATCTCCGTTGAAGAAGTCAGCACCACAGCTTTCCCGGAAGGGAGAGCTGCCATGGAAAGACTTCTCTTCATTGATGGTGAACCCAAAGAACCGAAGAGCCGCGACTAACTCCGAAACGACACCATCCATGCAGATGATGTCATCCCCAAAGACAAACGTGTCTCTGCCCAGGACGCCTTTCCCGTTGCCGGTAAGGCGCGTCATCACGGTTGTGATGGCAGCAAAGATGATCGTCTCTAGTTCGAAAGTGTAGCCGTTACCCATGCTGGAAAACTTTTCCAGCACGACCCACTTACGGTCGATGAGCGTTTTCTTAGACCTTAGGTGGTCAAGCTCGTCGAACCATCTGCGGGGTAAGAGGAGTCTCACAAGCTCCTTACTTACGGTGTCGCTTGCATTTGAGAGATCGAGAGTTGCAAGTTCTCGAGTCACACTAGAGATTCCGGCGACCCGCCGGTGTATCGTCTGTGCGCAGTCCAAATCCCAACCAGTCCGTTTACGGAGCTTGCTCCGAAGCGCCCTTCCCAGGGCCAGCTGGTAGAAACCATTAATCGAGGGTTCCGAAGCAATGCTTCGGTCGATTAACGCAGTCTTGGGTACCGTTGCGAAACGGTTGCCCTCGACGAAGGAAAGCTCTCCGCCACGTTGAGCCAAATCGGCTCCCCATGCGGTACCTAACCACTGCGGTAGGTACCACACAGCGTCGCGTGTGAGGGTAGGGTCAGATGACATTTTGTCGGGTACAGTGGTCTTCCCG